TTGCCCATATGTACTGGGTAAAGTATTCTGAACCAATGAAAAGTTTGTCTCTGGAGTTACCACTTCTGGAACCCCCTGTTTAAGTATAAGAACATCCATACTACACTCCTTCTAGTTGTTTTAATTTCTCTAAATGATTGTTAAATCTATCTTTTACGTGACTTTGCTGAGATGATTGTTCATCCATGGATAGCATCTCCTCTGCATTGAGCCTTATCTCTTTAGCGTCAAGTTCCAGTCTAGCACTTGCACTCTCTATGTTTTTCTTTGCTTCTTCTATGTCATTCAGAACCCCACCGAAGTCTAATGCCTCTTCTGGGATACCTAATTCTTTCATATCAGACATCAGAGACTCTGCTTTCTCTTTTAGCTTATCTATATTAGATATAGACCTAGATACTACAGGACTCATGTCTAAACCAGCTAGAACATCTACTTCTATACTGGGGGTTCCAATAGCATGAAATGAGTTAGCTATCTCATCATCTATATTCCTCAATACTGCATTCATATTGAAATCATAACCCATCATACTACTGCTCCATCATGTGCACCTATCGTACTACCAGCAGTAAGCTTATTTTGCCCTACTAATGCCTTACCAGGAGCAGTACCATCAGTACCAGAACTTCCATGTCCACCACTAGCTCCAGCACCTCCAGCATTACCCCATGATCCACCATTACCACCCTTACCACCATTGTAGTCTGCAAGTGTGTATGATACGTTTATTCCATTGTCAGAATTGTACCCTGATAGTCTTCCGTCATTCTTGGTAGCACTAGCACCATTAGCTCCAGATGTATTTGGATGTTGGAACCCCTGCCCACTACCACCAGCTCCACCAGCTCCACCATTTATGACTAAGTGGGATAATGAGTCTGTCATAGGACAACCTAGTTCCATACCATCATAGATATGACCATTTCTAAAGTGACCACCACCTACGTGAATAACATCACCTTGATCTCCCCACGGAGCTTTCTCTGATATATTAACCTTGTATGTGTTTGGACCACAGCTATCTCCACCATCTGTTACATTCCACCACAACTGATTATGGACATCTGTCCAATCTCCACCTACATCTGCTCCAGTGTAATCTCCTTCATGCCAGAACCTAGGTGATATACCGTATGGACAATCATCTTTCTCATGGTGTCTTTTTATCCATATACCAATCTGCTTGTCTAAGTGTCCACCATTACCACCATGTCCACCGTTACCACCTCCACCTTGTAGCCTACCTTGATTGGTAAGCTTCATATGAGTAGTAAGTATCATACCATGACCTCTAACTGGTCCTTGGAATCTTCCTTCTGGTAAATTAACAAGTTCTACCTCTAGACCATTGAGGTCCCCTGAGTTCAATTGAGGTTGCACAAGTCTATTGTATATCTTTACCTTAGTTGCTCCAACCATATTTAACTCAGCTAATTTATTGTCTATCCAGTCTCTAAAATTAAATGGAGCTGTTTGTTGATCTAGGTATATCTCAACTAATCTTCTAAATACTATGTTTTCATCAAAGTATACTTCATCTATTCCTACATTGAAATCATTGTTGTAGTACACTTCTTCAAACTTAGCATCGTTTACGCTATTAGAAGGATTGTGATAATCCTTTCTAGTCTCTATTGCTGTCGTAACATCATGATGTGTAAAAGCCATATTGAACCCCTCTTAGAATGTTTGAGGTACTGAGCCATCACTTGTAATAAATAATCTATTACCAACTCTTCTTGCTCTTAACCATTCTTTATTCTCTAGGTTTTCTACCCTAGCTGTAAGGTCATTACAACAAGCTCTCATCTCATCACAACAAGCCTGAAGTGCTGATATATCATCTGCATTACCATCTAGCCTATTCTCCACTGCACACAATGCACCTCTTAACTCGTTACTTCTTCCTATAACCTCTACGTTGTTAATTCTTCCATTAACACATTGTAAATCTTCTAAATCACATGCTTTTGTTGGCATAATATCTCCTTTAACAGTTTAAAAAGTCTCTTTGTTCTACGACAGTAAGTCTATCGTTTAATGTAATCAGCGTTCCGTCTATACGTATCAACATTTCCTCGTGTCTTGCTACAGTTATCTCTAATGCTTCTACTCTAGCTCTCAGGTCTTCACAACAGGCTCTCATCTCTATACAGCATTGCTCTAATGCAGATATTGAACCCCCTGATGATTCCTCAAGTGCACATAGTCTAGTACTAGTCGTATTTATAATATCTATGACATCTCGTGTTGACACTTTACCTTTGTCACATTCTACCCTTGGTATATTACATGGCATCCTATCTCCTTATTGTTCTTGTTGTGGACATGAAGTCTCTTGGTCTGGGTCTGGAATCTCATTGTCGTAGCAATAGTGTTCATCACAGTAGAATATATCATCACAACACATATAGTCATCTGGACCACACAATAAGTATGGTATCAGCTTAGGACATGGTACTTCACCTCGTAATGCTCTAACTATTGCTCTCTCTGCTCTATTTAACAGACACTCGTAACATTCATGATTGAGTATAAAAGAGAATTCTCTAAACAATTCAACAGATAGGTTATCTTTACATAGAACCCCATCTTCAAATAGTCTAAGCAATTCAACATACTCGGGGTTCACTTCACATATGTGAGCTTCCTCTATCATATGCAACATCATTGGCATTCTACCAAAGTATTTATCTACAAATTTATCTTTATAGTTTTGGTCTATTCCTTTTGCTGGTGTTTTCATACAAAACCTTTCTCGTGTAGTCTGGTATTGGTTTCTATAGTATAATGGACAAGACCTCTCTTCCACACATCATTACATGAACGCATGTATCTTATGTAGTGAGAGTTTGATTCTTCTTCTTCTCCACCATTGACTGAGAGGTATCCTCTATATCCACAATAGTTAGCGATTGGTTCCGTAAGTTGAGGTGGGATTACAAAATCCAGTGTCTTGTAGTTCTCAGCTGTAACATACGGAGGTGTGACAGTCTGGATAACTAGATACTCTTTTCCCTCATCGGGGTTCGGAACGTGCATTATGTACGGTTGTGGGAAAAACACAGAATCATCTTCTTTTATGTTGTTAATGGGAACTTCTCTATACCCATCATTTCCATTTAAAGGGTTATCCTTTAGATTTCTAACATACACTTGGAGTACTCTTTGAGAATTGTCCTGAAGCCTATATCTCGTCTTACCTCTTTTAACTTTTATAATCTGCTCTTCTTGCAGAATATCAAACTTAGCATATACGTCTATCAAAGCCATATTTAGTAGGGAAAAGACTAATTCATCATCTTCTCCTACCGAAATCTGCCTGAGCTCTGTGTTCTTGATAATACTTATCAACTCTTCTAGCCTCATGAGTCCTCCTGTATGTAATATTTACCTTAAAACATATAATATCATAATCATTATATTGTTTAAACAATATATGAATCTAGCCCTGATCTTGGAGTTGGTTCTTTTATCAATTCATAAGGTCCACTATTGCTTTGGTTCCTATCATATGAGGCTGGTTTCCACGGCTTCATGAACTGCAACATAGAGACTGTATCTATAGCATCATCATGCTTACTCTTGAACCCCGACACAGAAGCCAATCTAAGCTCTTCAGTCATCTCTGTCATAAACTTACTTCCTACCATGTCCTTATTGAAGAACATCTTCTTCCTTTTGAACATAGGAACCATTACGTGGAATCTAGATACTTTATCTCTCTCAGGTCTTACTGGTTCTACGGTTACATTCACACTTCTAGTCATAACCTCTTTTCTAATCCATGTAACAAATCCACCTTGCTGTCCAGATGTCTCTATTCCTATCTTTAGAACCCCATACTTAACTACTAGGTCCAAAGTCCTGTCAATACATACATCAAGTAGCTCTCTACTTATGAATCCATCATGCAACATCCAATCACCATTGCTATTGTATGCCCAAACAGAAACAACCCTATAATCACTACTTGTTTTTTCAGAGGTAGCAAGGTCAGTAGTAATATACCAGTTATACGCCTCTAGATTCCCATCTATGAGCTCACTGTTGTACCAACATATATCTTCATTGTCAATTAGCCTATCTTCATCAGATGAAATCCTAAGCATAAGCTCTTGGAGGAAATCTTGTATCCTTCCAGACTGTTTAGCTCTATCATACTTCTCTTTCACATACTCATAATTATGTCTATCCTCCCATGCTCCTTTGAATTCTTCTTTTGTAGTACTGTCATTAAACTCTTCACAGATAGGAAACACGTTTACCTCCCAAGTACCAGACTCAGCCGCTTTGTATAGAGGATCTCTCTGATTAAATGGGGTTCCGTTCCATATTACTTTAGATTTAGATGGATGAAGTGCATATTCAATCTTCTTACCTACTGTATCTTCGATAGAAGCTATAACAGTTGGAGACTTAGCATCGCTATCATCAAGTAAATCATCCAGTACAGCTAAATCAACACGTCTACCTGCCTCTTTAGCACCCCTTACGCCCGTTTGAGCTCCATAAGCTTTTACTATGAGCTTTTTACCGTCTAGATTCGTAAATTCCCACCTAATATCGGTGAATCTTACCTCAGGTATCATCTTCATTAGGAACTCAGAGTTCTCACGTCTATATTCTAGGTTCCTTCTCATGTTTTTTACACCATTTTCTATACTATCTGATACATAGATAGCAAGAGTAACCTCACCAAACCCTGGAAGCTCACCATAAACGGCTAAATATAGGAATAAATACTCTCCAAACAGTGTTGTCTTGGCTGAACCCCTATATAACATGTTCAATATGTGTGAACCCCCACTAGCTAGCTTATCAAGCATTCTTAGATGAAGTACTGGAGTCTTATTTTCTTCTCCCTCTGCACCATTTACCAGCTTAATGAAGTTTACGAACTCTAATGCAAAGACACTTGGTACATAATTGGGATCTTCTTCATAGGATACAGAGTTTAACCTATCCTCAACACTGAGAATATTCCTATTTTGCATTATCTCTCCTTTTATTCATGAGAGCTATTGCCATATCACTGTATGGAACTAGTTGTCTATCTTTCATCCCTCTACATATTCTACTTTTACATCTTGCGTATGGTTGTAGAAGTCCACCTCCTACTTCAACCCATGTTATATCATTTTCATGTACTTCCGTATGGGAACCTTCTCTCTTTAGCTCTTTTGTGTCATCTTTAAGTACTACTCTTGAAAAACACCATCTACATTTGAAACTCATTTTATTCTCCTTCTACTTCTACTACATCTATGATTGCTGACTCTACAATATCCTTGCTTGTATTGGTTTTGTCAATGATTGCCTGTCTTTGTTGCTCAGCTAACCTTCTTGTAGCTTGTCTCATCTCTTCCACTTCGTTTGTGGTTCTGTGTGTTACATCTATCTCTAGCTTCTTGACTCTAGGTTTCAACTCTCTAACAAGAGCTTCTGCTGATCTTTGCTGTACAACCTCTGAATCTGCTGTATGCATCAAGTCTTGTAGCTTATTTATCGCTTCTTGGAATATTGGAGCATTTAATATATCACTAGGAACCAATGTTTGCTCTGTAAGCTCGATAACTAGCTTATTTGAGTTGTATTCCTTTACGAATGGAGATATATAGCTAGAACGTATCTTCTTTACATCACCTTTATCTGCATATTTCTTTAGTAGTCTTTCATACCTGTCTGGAAATGCGTACATATATGAGTCAATGTTAGAATGACCCATTATCTTGTATGATAGATATTTTACTGCGTTTAGATATGAAGTTAATGTGTATTCTCCACCCTTAAGTACATTCGAGTAGGATAACATCCTAGTTAAATATACATCTGCGAAGTCATTACCTTCCTTGCTCGCTAGAGCATTTATGGTGTCTACTACTTTCTGGTTAGCAAGCTTTACTGCTGAACCTACCGCTTTGTCTTTTATTTCTGATAGTGTTATCAATATTTATCCTTTCTTAGTTGCTCCTAAGGTATTGTATCAGAAAAATATTGAAGTTAATAATATTGGGTATTTTGAACCCCCTGAAGATAGTAGGGGTTCTGAAGTAAGTAGATTAGCTGTTTATTAGGTCTCTAAACATCTGTACGTAGAAGTGATCATCTCTAGTTCTCTTAGCTATATAGACTCTTGAATTTCCTCTTCCAGCTACTTTTACGGCTCCGTTGTTTCCTACATGAACATTTACATTTTGCAGTTCATATCCTTTGCCATTGTTGTATCTAGTACCAATAAAGAATGCATCTGAATCACCAAGTGTTATCACATTACCTTTATCTTTGAAGTATGGACCTCTTGATACTACATTATTCAACAGTTGCTTATTTAAAGAGGTAAGACTTGTTCCAGACTTGCTTTGATAGTTCATTAATGGAGTAAGAACAACATCTACCTCATTATGAGCTCTCTCAAAGAATTGCTTTGTTGCTTTACCTATAGCCTTTGTAGCTGAGAAGTTAGTTTCTTGAGCACCACTTGTATGACTAGTCCATCCAGTTGATAATACGAATTTATTTATCTTGGCTCTTACTACATCTAAGTGCTCTGCTATGAATGCATTCGCAAACTGTACATGTCCTCCAGTAATCCAAGTTACTTTACCGCTTGTTCCTGCTATAAGCGATGCTAGTTGTGCTGTACCACCTCTTTGATTGTCTTTCTTTAGTTCTGATGGAGACAAAGATAATGCTTCACCATATCTACCCCAACTAGGAGTTACTCTTGTATCGAAATCTCTGTAGAATATTGGAATTCCTCCACCAGTTAGAGCTTCGAATATATTACCAATTGCACCGCTTGAATCTTCTCCTGATATTACCACTGCGATTAGGTTTATCTTACCAGCCTTATGTAGGTTATATGCCATAGTGAGGATTGGATAGTTATCTTCATCCCATGAATCCTGATCTATTACAAATGGTTCACCTTGGGTAACTGGAGGTAATGGGTCTTTTCCTGGAGAGGTAGGTTTAGGTGGAGTGTATTCTGTGTTAGTTGGTTCTTGTACTGGTCTAGACTGATGTCTTCTTCTTGATCTTTTTTTACTTCTTATAATCATAAATGCAATAGCACCTATAAATAAAGAGATTATTACTATATCTGTCATTCTTATTCCTTTTTATAATAGTATTAGGCATTTTTCAGCCTCAGAACATATAGCTATAAATATAGCTACAACCGTAATTAATGATAGAATCATCGGGATAAGTATATCATACCTCATCTGTAATCACCTCAACCCAAGCTTCATTCATATAGTCTTCACCGTCGATTATTGTCTTCCAGGTCCCTACAGTATTGGTGTCTTTGTTCCTATATTCCATTATTAAAACCTCCTTTCCTTTCTTGTCTGTGTTTCCGTATGAATGTATCTTCCTTGTTACAGATTTCAATATATACTCTTGACTCTCTTTGCCTGAAAATATAAAACTAGTGTTTATATCTAGTTCTCTTAATACTTTTAATCTATGTATACTCATTTGTGATTATCCTTTAATTCCATATCTTTACTAGCTCTTGGCACATCTATTCCTTTATACTCAGCTATAAGGCTTAGCAATTGATTCAATGTATCTGCTCTCCCTACTTTTGGACACTGGGTATACC